CATCGTCAGAGACCACGAGTGTAGAGGGAAGAATGAAAGCGGGGCGAACACCATAGGAGACGTCGCACCAGACGTAGCCGCTGGAGCCATCGGCGTCGACGAGCCAGACGTTGTTGCCATTGTTGGTGTTCGGAGAGCGCAGCCACCAAATGGCAGCGGAGCTGCCATTGTATGCAATACGCTTGCTGTTACCGCTGGAGCTGTTGCCAAAGTATGCCAGCCTCACACCGTCCTTCGGGAAATAGCCGTTGTCGCTGGTCGTCCAACCAACCTCATAACCAGACAGCAGGAACACTTTGGTGCTCAGGCCGTTGGAGCCGGTGGCAAGGCTGCCGCCGGAACCAGTGCCGTTCTGGTACGGGATTTTCACCTGCTTAATAGCCGCCCGGATGTTGCTGTCGATGAGGTTGTAGAACGTTCCGTTCAGGTATGTGTGGATGCTGGAATCCTTGTAGGAGTTATTGTTGCCGAACGTGGACGTGGTGTAGATGTCCTTCATCAGCAGCCACGTTCCATTGCAACTCGAATCATAGGTGCTGGTGTTCGGGTTGCCCTGCTGCACAACAATAAAATCTTTGGACGCGCCGTTGACTTTGATTTTGACAATGCTGCCAACGGCTTTCGTGCCCAGTTTTACGTTTGCCATTGTTACCTCCTTGTTTTCGTTCAGGCCCACGGCATGATCTCCGCGGGCCGCGTGTTCTGCGATACAGAGAGGGACAGGGCTTTGTGCTGCTTCTTGTAGATGCAGCGGCATTGCCTCGCCCGCCGTCTGTCACGCGCGAGTTTGTTCGAGTTGATTTTTCGATGGATAGGGATTTTACAGTCAAGCAATTTTTCGAGCCGGTCAGCGTACTTGCGGCGTAAAGAGTAAGTATCACCATGGGCGGCATGGGCATCCCACGCATCAAAGCTCCGCAGGATTTCCTGCTTGGTCACTTCGCCTGCGGGGTATGCCGTCTCCCAATATCTGATCTTGTTCTTCATCCGCTTGGAGCTATCCCGGCGCAGCTTTTGGATGACCGCGCCGGTGTCGGTCAGGTAGCTATGGAATCCCAGAAAATCAATACCGTTCCGCAGCGGGAAAATGGCGGTTTTCTGGTTCAGTTCAAGGCCGCAACTGTCCATAAGCGCCCGCACATCCCGGAGAATGTACTGCAATTTCCGCTTGTCCGAACAGATGATATAGAAATCGTCCATGTATCGGCCATAGTATTTGATGCGGTACTTCTCTTTGATGATGTGGTCAAACTCATCCAAAAACATCAGCGCAAAGAGCTGGCTCGTCTGGTAGCCCAGCGGCAAGCCGTCCTCCATCACGTCGATGTAGATGCAAAGCAGCTCATAGACACGCGGGTCAACGCCGCGCTTGTCCAGCACGGCCTTGAGCTTGCGTTTTAACTTCCGGTGGTCGATGCTGGCAAAGAAATGCCGCACATCGCCTTTCAGCACCCAGCCGTCCGCGCCGTGGCCCTCACGGCGGTAATAGTCCACCATGTGGGTTTTCAGGCGCATCAGGCCGTCGTCTGTGCCTTTTCCGGTCTGGCTGGCGTGGCTGTCCCGGATAAAGCTCTTTGTCAGGGCATCATACAGGATGTTATCGACCAGAGCGTGCAGCACCACCTTGTCCACAAATGCGGGGGCGTGTACCATGCGGCGCTTCGGCTCGTAGACGGCAAAGACCTCAAACTTACTTGGCACATAGCGTATCTGCTGCCGAATGCTCCCGTCTGGCTGCCGCACATTGCAGACAGCCAGCTTACGGGAGAGCTTTTCCGTGCAGGCCAGCGCCTGCGCCTCGTACTCGATTGTTTTGCTTTTACTGCGCTTTCCCTTCCGGGCTTCAAGGTAGGCTTTGTAAAGTACCTCAAAGCTGCACAGTTCTTCGTATGTCAAAATGACCCTCCGCTGGTTCGCGTTACGGTAGTGGGCTGCATCCGGCAGGGATGGCCCACCTCAGCGGGATGTATTTATCACTTGCCTGCATCGGCAAGCGACAGGATGCGGTTTCCTTTGATGGGCGCACTGCTTTCAGCTTATGCCTACTCGTCACACGGTTCCATCAGAGCGGGGCGAACACCATAGGAGTTGTTGTACCAGTTGTTGTTGTTGGAGCCATCGGTGTTGACGTTCCAGACGTTGTTGTTATTGTTGGTGTTCGGAGAGCGCAGCCACCAAATGGCAGCGTCAGACAAACAAACCGCACCCTTTATGCAAAGCGGTTGCCCGCTGTGCGTTTACGGTTCCGGGTAAAGGACGGCTTTCAGGGCGGCAGCCTGTTCGGTCAGCCGTTTCCGTTCCGCTTCTGCCCGGAGTTTTTCGGCACGTCCGCGTTCCGACGTGAGCCACTTCATCGCCGGGTATTTTACGTCCGTGACCTTCTTTGTCCAGATACCGGCTTTCTTCGCACTGATGATACCTTCCTCCGTGCAGATGGTCAGGTATTCCAGCAGCAGAGAGCAGCCGTCCACAACTGCGCCGATCTTCTCAACGCGCTTGTCGTAGTCGGTCTGGAAATTGACGTTGTTCGCCGCGTGTGCATCCAGCAGGATTTGCCGGGCAGTCAGCCGGATGCCCTCACCGTACAGACGGAAAGTGCTTTTGGAAAAGCCCTCCCTGTCCCGTGTGTCGAGTGCATGGACGGCAGTGCCGCACACCTTCTGGATGTCGCGCACATCTTCGAGCGCCGCGACTTTCTGGATGATCTTCCGGGCATCGCTCCGGCTGATGTCGTCGGTGACAATGCGGGTTGCCCTCTGGGTGTACCGCAGCAGCTCCCGCGCATTCGCGCCGACCTTGAACGTTTCAGCCATCGTCAGAACTCCACCCTTGCCTGCTCGGCATTCCACGCGCCGGCCACGGTCAGGCCGTCCAGACTGCCGAACGTGGCAGAAAACGGGTTTTTCGTGACGTTCGTGCCGAACTTCAGCTCAATGGCCTTGATGCTGGCGTTCATCGCGGCCACGCTGGCGCGGATGTCGCTGTGGGCGTTCTCCGCACCGTTGTGAGCGTCCACGGCTGCGCTGATGCGCTGGTCGGTCTCGGCCTTTTTGTAGCCGTCCACTTCCCACCGCTGGCTCTCGGTCAGGTGGCCGTCTGCATCCAGCGTGGCAATGCCGCCCGGAATGCCGATCTGGTCAGTGCGGACAACATCTTCATCCGGCGCCTTGCCGGGGCCTGCGTTAAAAGAACCGTATGCCATTTAGGTTCCCCCTTCCTGTGCATCCGTGTATTTCACGGTGCTTGTAATGTGATACTGTGCAGAAATTTTCTCGGTCGGAGCTTTGGCGGCCCTCAGCCGCAGCTTTCCTTCGAGGCTTTCGGTCGCAATAAAGCCCACCGCACCCGCCACATCGTAAAATTCCGGCAGTACCGTAACATCCACAATGTCGGTAGCCAACAGGCCCGCAATGGGGATGTCACAATAAAAATAGCCGGGGGAGGAATCATCCTCGCCCCAGCCATCGACCGGAATCGTAAAAGACACCGCAGCCGTGACATCCTGCTTTTCGTGCAGGATGTCATCGGTTTCCTCGAATCCGTTTGCCGTTGCTTCGGAAAGGTCTCCGAGTGCGGTGTTGCACTGCTTGATGTGGCTGCAAAGCGCGGCAAGCCCTGTGCCCAAAAGCGTTTTGATCTTCGCTTTTGCCATAGAGCTTACCTCCTCATGTCTTAGTCAGCCAGCAGAGTGGCGATCTCCTCTGCGGAGAAGTCCTCCACATCCTCGTCGTGCAGAACATTCTCCGGCTCGGTGTACACGACGACTTCCTTGCCGTCAATGTTCACATTGCCGTTGGTGGAGCTGGCTGCGGTCTTGGTGGCACCCTCAGAGACACCGGCCAGCTTTTCGCCCTCGGCATCGGTCATCAGGCGCTTGCCAGCCTCGGCGGCCACAAAGTCGGCAGGCTTCTTGCCGCTGTCGGTCAGGTTGCCCTCGCCGTCCAGCGCAGCGAGGTTGCCGGTGGTAGCACCAGCGACCTTATCGGCCTTGCCGGAAATGTCCACTTCCTCAGGGGTGGGAACATACAGACCGTCGTCCTTCAGGGTCAGAGCGTTGCCCGCAGCAGCGGAAACATTGACCTTGACATCCACCTCATAGCCAGCGATGGTAACGGTGGTGGAAGCATCCTTGCCGACGGCCTTAGCCTTGTAGGTATCCACCAGCGCAGCCATGCTCAGGAAAGAGTAGGTGCAGGAGTCAGGATTCTCGCCCTTGACGGCCAGCACCATGACGGGCTTGCCGTCCAGCTTGGGGTCGGTAGCGCCGGGGTAGGTCGCAGCATCGAACTTGAACTTGGCCACGAAGGTGGTCTTGGTCTGGTCGAGGAACAGCTCAGAGGGGAAGTCAACGGAGAAAGCAGCAGTGCCGCTCTTGTCGGTAGAGGTGTAGAAGTTCACGGTGTTGCCGTCAACGCCAAGAGACTTGATAGCAGCGTTGGCTGCGGTCTGCACAGGGGTAAAGGCGTCCTTCTTGACGAAAGTCTTCTTGATCTCAGCGGTCAGGTTGCGGATGGTGGTCTTGGTAGAAATCTGCTTAGACATAATAGTGTCCTCCTAAAAATTATTTCAGCATATCAACGATTTCCTGCTGCGTTTCTTCCTCGTCGAGCAGGTCTTCACTCGTCATAACGGTTTCTTTGCGGACGGTCAGCGCGTTTGCGCTGTCGAAGTCAAGACCTTCGCCGATGCGGACGGCAATAGCGCCGCTTGCGTCGCGCTTCAAGCCCTGACCGATGCTTACGCTACCGGTTTCACCCGAACCACCTCCTTTCCCGAACAGGGTTACGGTCGCCTGAATATCTGCTTCCGGGATGCGCTGAGCGAAAAATCTGATGAAACCATCATGCGTTTCGCACCCGTTCAGGACACCCGCTTTGGTCGTAGTATAGAAGCTGCCGGGAGATACAACGCCAACGGGTACAAGCTCACTGGTGCTGTCCGACAGTTCTGCATCATAAATGCACTGGTAGTAATCCATACCGCCAGCGTTTTCGTAATCATCCTCGTTGCGGGCGGGCTTCCACCCGTCAGCCGCAAGGGTGAGTTCGTAGGAGCCATAGTAGCCGCCTGTTCCGCCGTCCACCTGTTCCTTGATAAGAGCCTTTACCTGTTCTTCGTTCAGGATTTCCCCGGATTCAGACAGGTTCTTCACGGCTGCGCTGACCGCTGCCGTGATGGTAGTCGCATGGGCACTGGCGTCGGCGTTGTGCTTCTCGATCTCGGCCTTGACCAACTTCATCAGCGCCTGCACCTGAGGGTCAACGGCGATGGACATGTTGGCTTCTGCCGAAACAGCCAGCAAAACGGCGATTTCAAACGAAAACTCGGAGTTCGTGCTTGCGGCAGGAACTTCAATGCCGCGCTCGTCCTGCATCAGGAACAGGAGCGTTTCAGTTCCGTCATTCAGGACACCGAAAACTCCGATCTGGTGCATAACGTAGGTATCTGCTGCACCGGTGGTCTGAATGCTGACCTTGCGGGCGGTTTTGCCGTCGTCCGTGACGGTTTCAATGCCCAGCAAGGACAGCTCGTGCGTGTCGCCGCTGACTGCGGTTTCTGCCGACAGGTCGGTGTCAACAGAGCCGGTGCCGCTCGCGGCGCGGGTAATGGTCAGTGCGCCGCCGGAGAGAGATTCCGACAGCAGGGCGGCACCGGCTTTCGTGTAACTGGATTTTTCCCAACTCACGTTGTCTGTCCTCCAATCGTAATAGTTACGGTTTCATGTGTGTGTGCAAGCCTTCCTGCGGCATAGGCTTGCGCGGAAACGGATTTCGGGGCAATGATTCCGGGGAGCTTAACTTCCGCCATCATCCTTGCCGATGCAGCAGCTCCGGTGGTGTATGCCGTAGCTCCAACGGTTCGCGGCTGAATCACACCCGGCAGCCGGATGATGCAGGAAATAGCCGTGCTGTACTGAGCTACGGCGATATATGCAGGCGGCGCTTCGGGCTGATAGGTAAACGCGATAGAAAACGGAATATGTGCCGGAACCTTTTTTGACAGGATGTCGAGAACGTCGCTTACCAAAAAAGAGAATTCGTTTTTGGGTGAAGTGGAGATGTAAAGTTTGTTGTTGAACCGATCGTCAAACGGTTCGAGCTTTATATCAGACGGAGATCCCGTATAGGCTTGAAGCATTTCTGAGAGAAGCGTTGCAGAAACTTTTCCAAATCCAATGATATAGGATTTAATAAGCCTGCGCCGTTCTTCCAATGTACGTTGGCTTCGTGTTCTGATATGGAGAAAGCGTTCCAGCTCAACAATAGCCGCCTCGTCCATTGAGTCGATAAAGCCGCTCGTGTAGATACCTTCAATAGCATCTTGAGCGCCATCAAGCAGTCTTCCGTTCGCTTTGAGGATAGCGACCATTTCCCGCACATCACGGTAATAGCGCGGGTAGTAGGAGATCAGCTCGTCATAGTTGCTGGCAAACTGCCGATTGTAGAATCTCTTCATGTTGTGACCGTCACCTCCCCTGCTACGGGGATAAAGTCAGCTCCGGGCTTGATGTTCTCGGTGCCGCCGTTCAGCGTCAGTTTTTTGTAGTCGAGCACGCAGTCCAGCCCGATGATGATCGCGCCGATGCGGGCAGCGCGGATAACGACATCCTCGGCGGCCGCTGTGGTCAGCACAGTATCTTTGAGGTAGGCGTCAATCGCTTCTTTCGCCTGCTCCTGGACTTCTTGCGGGGTGAATCCGCTTGCAAGATCGGCTTCAAAGGCGATGTCGATCTTGATTTCGTGGGCAGAAACAGCGGTGAAGTGTGCGCCAAGGTTGGCGACGCCTTCTCCCAGACCGTCGCCGACGGTATAGGTGTAGCCGTCCACCGTGGCCGTGTAGCCATTGGTGGCCGGGTCGATGTAGTTCTGCACCTCCGCGATCTTTGAGCTGGAGCAAGCACGACCGGAGGAGTCGATCAGGACAGCCTTCACGGTGTTCGGGCCATTCCACAACGGATAAATCCGAGCGTGGCCGATGCCGTCGATGGACTCGCACCAGGTCTTATAGTGCTGTTTGTTTCCGTTCTCGGCAGGGCCAGCGATCTTCTCCTGAACGCGGGTTCGCAGGCTTTCGTCCTTTTCTCGGTCAGCTCCATTCTCGTAAATCTCACCGAACTTGGCATTTTTCAGACCTTCGATTTCGTTTACCGGGATTGCGGCCGTGCCGGCATAAACTACATTGCCAGCTTCACCGGGAACTTCTGCTTCCAGGTAATACTCGCCTTCCAGTGTGTTGTAGCGCAGCAGGAAGTAGCGGCCGTCGTTATAGAAGCGCGTCCCGGTGTCCGGGGTCGTGCCCTCAAATGAAAACCTGTACTTCGCAGGGGTCGCAGCATGGCGGGTCACGCCGTACTCGTCCGCCTTGTCGTCCAGATCATCGCCGGTGGCGGTGGCGATCGAAGCCATCTTTCTTGCAATGCCGATGTCGGTATACAGCTTTGCAATTTTGAGGCACGGGCCCGCGACTGCATCATAGAAGATCGAACCCTGCCGGGTGTCGATGCCGTCCGGCGCATTATCCAGGACGTCTCGCAGAATCTTCTCATAGGTCATTTCTTCAAACATTAGATCACCTCCTCCACTTCGATTTCTCCATAGATGGTGTCAGCCGTAAACACGATCTGCGCCTGATCTTTGTCGAACGAGATGTCGAAGTCGTGACATTCTAGGATGCGGCTGTCCGGCGCGAGAGCATCTTTTACGAATCCCTCAATGACGGATTGCGCATACTCGCGGCTTGCGTCCTTCGCAATAACGGCGTCTTCGATCTCAGAGCCGTACTGTTTATCGTAGATCAGGCACTTAAAACGCGGGGTGATTATGGCCTTTCGGATAGCCTGCTGCACCGCTTCGAGGTTATCCACGAAGCCGACGATTCGCCCCGCGTCAAGATCAAGACGGTACGTCCTGGACGACATTTCCTGTGCATCCTGGACATCCGCGATATTGATTGGGATATAAACGGCCATTTCAGATGTCCTTTCCGGCCACCTGGCCCGCCACTCGATCGAGGACGTAGTACAGCTTTCCATTGTTGATAGAAAGCAGATAAACCAGGTCGTCTTTTTGCAGATGGTTATAAACCTTCAAAGTCATTTTGTAGGCGTTGAGTTTTTCAACGTAGTGTTTGTGCTTGACCTTTGAGGTGTCACCGCCACGCGAATCAACGTGCTGGTGCTCGCCATCAACCTTCGTGTAGGTTTCATCCCGTAGCTCGCCCTTGTCTCCCATCGTATAGTCTGCGTGGGTGGTGTAGTCGGTAAGGTGCCAAGGTACTATTAGTTGCTCGCCTGAGATCACGAGTTTGCTGTCATTGGCGGCGGTGATCTCCAGCGGGTCGTCCTTCGTGACGGTTCCTTGCAGGATTGCACTTCCGGGCGGTATCAAGCCCTGAAAAAGCCCTTTCAAGCTGTTTGCCTCCACTCAGATCACCCTTCCTTCTTGATCTCTGCCGCCGTTGTCAGCGTCAGGCTCATGGTGTGCATATTGTCCTCAAACGTGTGGTCGTCGCTGTCCACATAATAGGCACGGCTTATGTCCAGATGCGGAATCTTTACCAGAATCGCCTTTCCGGATATAACGTCCGGGTCTCCCAGGATGTTGAGCGTCAGCGTTTCCTCCGGGTCGTCCAGGGTGTCGAGGACGCTCCCTACCAGGTCTTTAACTTGGGCTTTCGTAAGGGATTCGTCCGGCTGCTGGATTTCCTGGAAAATTCCGATCTTCTGCTCCAGCGAGGAATTGCTTTTCTCCGCGAGGGTGGTTCCCTCTTTTGAGATCATCTTCACGCGGGTTTTGATGGACTCAATGCTTTTCGTGTAGGAATAGCCGTACAGATTCGCGTCGCCGTCCACAACAAAGGAAATAACCTGATCTTTTCGCTGGAGAAGACTCAGTTTTCCCTTGTCGCTGCTGATAAAGTGCCGGGTGCCGGTCGCCTTGTAGTCAAGGCTGAGGGCGTCCAGCACTGCATCCTGGCCGGTGGTCTTGCTCTTCGTAAACTCAGGGATTTTGTAGGAACACTTTGCGACCTCTCCCGTGGGGATGCCGAACCTGGAGCACACGTCAGAGAACACCTGATCGGCAGTCTTGTTCTTGTAGACGAATGTGTCCTTGTTGTTGGCAAGGTAGATGCCGTTGTCGTATGCCTTAAATTTGAGTTGCTTATTGTCGCCTTGGTTTTGGTTCATAAGGATGCCCCTGAACCGTTCCTTGCCATCGACCAGGAAAACGCACTGGTTTCCATCCGCAACGTCGATGCCGCTGCGGGCGTGACGATAGCCGTCATCGTCAATCATTGCCACGGTGATGGTACGGGCAGAACTGCCTTTGCGACCGCTCCAGCGGACGGACTTCACAAGGTTCGTCATGTCGATCGTCTTCTTGTCCTTGACCACGAGCAGCTGAATTCTCGCCATGCGCAGCCCTCCTTACGGAATCTTCAAAACCTGTCCAGGTTTAATGAGATTCGGATTGCTGCCAATCAGCGACTTATTGGCAGCATAGACGCTGGAGTATTTGGAGCCGTCCCCGTAGAGGGACTTTGCGATGTTGTACAGGCAGTCGCCCTTCTTGACAGTGTAGGTCTTCGGGGTAGACGTGCTGTCAACGCGGGCCACGGTGTCCTGCACGGTAGCCACCAGGGAAGAGTCGATCGTTACCGTTTTCAACGACACTTCCTGATACTCTTTCAGGGTGATGTCGTAGTGATAGGTTCCGACGTCGCCGCCGTCCTCGCGGTAGTTGAAACTCTCGATAGTGCAGTACAGGTTGATGTGCATTCCTGTGCAGATGAAGTGTATCGGAACCCGGCTCTTCTTCCACCGCTCGATCATGCGGACGTACAGAATCGGCGGAACGGCGATCAGAGACTTCATGCCCGGAAAGCCGTGCGCCGGAAAGAAACTGGAGAAGCTAAATTGCAAAGCAGGGCGGCTCTGCATGATCGTGACTTCACCAAGGCCGGTGAGATCAACAGAGCGGTTGTTGCTGCCGTTCTTGACGTTGAATTTCTCAGGCAATACGGGCAGCCGCATTTTCTCTTTCTCCGCGTTCCAGGTGAACCAAATTTGGTAGTTAATAGTCATAAGACAGCTGGCCCTCCTCAAAGATTTCATCCTTGATAACGCCCATCAGAACAGGTTTGATGTTGTTCGTGAGCAGTTCAAGCACGGCCTTCTCAGACATGCCGTCGCCAGAGCCTCCAGAAACGGTCACAGAGCCATTGCCGACGATCTCCAGAATGATTCTCTTGGTGATCTCTTTCGTGGCGTCTGTGCTTTCTTGGGCCGCTGTCTGAGCATTCGGCTGAACATTCAGCGGTGCAGCCTCGGCAGCAACGGGGGCATTGGAGGCCGGAAGCGCGACCGTCGATACTTCAGGAAGGCCAGTGTAGGCGGCGTTAATTGCCTCCAGATCGGAGTTCTTGCCAGACACGATGTCTGCAACCTTACCCAGCACGGAATCGAAGAGCGATTCGCCTGGGCCAGGTTCAGGAGCATCAACGGTAACACCCGTGAGCGCCTGCAAAAACTGGTCAAATTTTTTCTCGTTTGATGTATCGGATGCAGGCTCCATGCCATTCAAAGCATCGATGATTTTGTCTGTTTCCTCGGTCGGAAAGACGGTGCTTCCCTGCTTACCGACGATCAGCTCCGGGCCATTCTCACCGGCAACGAACACATCTTCAGCGTCCGTCGTGCCTCCAGCATGTCCGGGGACGGTCGTTGTTGTAGACGCGGGAACAGAGGGAGTAGAGCCGTTCTGCAAGGCCAGAGCCACAGATGCGGCCACATCCTTTGCAGCGGCTACGGCGTCCTTCTTGCCGTCTTTGAGCTTCTGGACATACTCGGCAATGGTGTCCTTCGCGGCCTTCCCTGCCTCGTCGGAGAGGTCGAGAGAGTCCACCGTGCCTTCCATTTTCTTCTGGAAGTCATCGAGCTGGTTCTCGTAGTCCGTTACCCAGTCGGCGGTTGCCTGAGCCGCCGCATCCTGCTTGGCGGTGACGTCGGCCAGGGGGTCGGCCAGCCTTGCCCC